CTTCTACAACGTATTACGCGTCATAAATCTTCTGAGACCTATGAGGAAGAGTCTGATGATGAATCTGATGATGGTCTTATCGAAGAAGACGACGTCATTTGTCACACGTGTGCTGAAAATCCTTTGGATTGCACATGTTGTGATGAAGACGTTGTTGAATCGGTGGTACATAATGTGTGTCGTCGTTTCCAAGGAAAAAGTGTTGATACTTTCAACCCCAAGAAAACACCACCAACAAGGAAACTTGTGGAAGACAAACCTCTCATCGACAGTTCTAAAAGTTCCAGTTGGATGAGTGGAATTTTCGGACAATCTTCTGGTCTACGTTTCACGAACAAGACCCCTACGACCACAGCCGCCCAAATGGCTAACTCCATGATGCAAAATGGAGCTCTTGGCACCATATCTGTTAAACCAACTCATGGCTCCCCTGAGTACATTAGGATGTGTCACCATTCCTGTCGCATTTTCATGATTGAGAGTGATAGAGGTATTGTACCACGTCACATCTTTTTGAACCCCAAAGGCCTTGGGACTCAAGCTTTTCCCAATAACACTATTAAGGGTCGAGATACTTTCTATGCTGACACGGTTTTTGAGGCAACCATTAGAGTTGGACCTCATACGAAGACTCACTTCTTTCGCATCTCTACGGATGCCATACCGATTGCCAACACTGATTTGATGTTACTTGGTTTCACAGGCCCATCTGTACGTGACAGAACGCACTGGCTTCCCGAAGTTGCACCCAGAGGATTCAATCCTGCAATTTATGTAACTTGCGATAAGCAATTGAAGTGCTCCACTGGGAAGACGAGTGTGGAATGTAAACAGTTGACCGACCATCCCTTCATAGCCAATGTCCTTGGTTGTGAATATCCCTCTGATATGGGACTCGGAGATTGTATGTCGCCTATCATACAAGACACCACTCTTCCGTGTATTGTCGGTTTCCACATTAGTTCTTCAAACTACACTCAGTCCAGCAGAGCTGTGACACTACTCTATGATGACTATGTCACAGCCAGGGCCAAACTCATTGAGAGAAACGTGTCCCTACTACCTGACGTGGACAGTGGTCAAATGCCCAACAGCTGTATGGGACAGTCTGTTGTGGATGGACCCATCCATCCTTTGGCACATGTCCCCTCGGGTGGACGAATAAAACCCTTCGGTTCTCACTATGATTCACGATCACAGAAGTCACAGGTTTATCCTACATACTTCCATGATAAGGTCGTTGAGTTATTTGGTGAGAACAAATATAAGGCACCAGATCTCCATCCTGCGAAGAACAATTCTTATTTCAACACTGGCATGGATCAATTGCAAGATGCCATGGAGGATATTGACATTGCAGCACTTAATTGGGCTTGCACTGATTGGTTGAAACCTCTACGCCTTGTGATACGATCTCATGGATTACGAGCCCATCCCCTCAACTTAAGTGAGAACATTATTGGTATTCCAGGAGTGAAATTCTTGGATTCCATCAAACATTCCACAAGTGGAGGTTTTAATGCGCCTGGACGCAAGGACAAGCTCTATCGTGTAGATTTAAAGAAGAACCAAGTCTTCCTCGGCGAGTTGATAACCGCTGAACTTTGGAGGATCAAACACTGCATCTCTCGTGCCCAGAGACCTTACTTTATTTATGACAGTTGTCTTAAAGATGAGATCGTCGATATCAATTCTGAAAAAGTTAGAGTCTTTCAAATGATGGGTCTAGGAGGTAGTTTGATGACTAGGAAGTATTTCTTACCTGTCGTCGCTTTCCTTCAGAATCACCCCATTGAATCTGAGATTGCAGTAGGTTTGGATTGCTCGAGTCCAAACTGGTCGAAACTAATGGACCATGTTCTGGTTGAGAAAACCCAGATCATGGGTTTCGATTTTTCTAAATTTGACAAGAGAATTTCCAAACAGCTTATCATGGCTGCATACTCTTGTCTTATCGAGCTAGCCCTAGAACTTGGCTACCCTACAACCGATGTATATATGATGGTTGTTATGGGTGTCGAATTCTTCAAACCCATTGTCAATTGGAATAGGACAATTGTGGAAATTTTAGGAAGTAATCCTTCCGGTACTAATCTCACCGTAATCCTCAACTGTATAGTAAATGCATTATTGTTTCGTTGTTTCATATTCGAGGCTTGGTACAGAGAAAATTCCACAAAACCCATTCCTGATTTCCGTGATATAGTGCATGCCACTTTTTACGGAGACGATGGTCTTGCCACCCTTCTCAAAAGGTACACAATCCCCAATGTGAACCTATTCACCTACAGAGATTGGTTGGCCAAACATGGTATGAAAATCACTCCTCCCAATAAGGACGCAGAATTTACTGAGTTCATTGGTGAGGAAGATGCAGACTTCCTGAAACGACTTGATCGTTATCACGAAGATCTTGATTGCCATGTTGGAGCCCTTGATAAAGGTTCCATTTTT